CCGTCGGGAAATTTCTCGATCTACTTTTAACGCACTTTTCCGGCATATCCCCTGCCGGTCCATACATAACGGCGCCAAAATTGAGGCGGCTACATGTTTCGACGAGAACCGCGAATCGAAGGATGCTTATGCGCTGGTCGGCATAACGTACGCTGCAGGCGACGATATTATCGTCCACCGTAACGGCCACCAGTACGGCAACCGCTGGCGCGACGCCCGGCCTGCAGGCGTTCCAGGCGACGTGACACCGTGGCTGGACCACGTCATGCGCATGATCCCGACTGACTTCGAGCGTGAGCATTTTTTGAACGCGCTGGCCTTCAAGGTCCAGCACCCGGACAAGAAGATCAACCACGCTATCCTGGTCGGCGGCCATCCAGGATCGGGCAAGGACACCATGCTGGCGCCGTTTTTCTGGGCGATCGGCGGGTTGACTAAGCAGAACTGCAGTCTAGTCAAGAACGAAGACCTAAATAGCCAATGGGGCTACGCGCTGGAATGCGAAGTGATGGAAATCGCCGAGCTGCGCCAGAGCGAGGCGCGTGACCGGCGCGCGCTCGAGAACGCTCTAAAACCCATCATTGCAGCACCGCCAGAACTCTTGCAGGTGAACCGCAAGGGGCTGCACCCCTACATGGCACTGAACCGCGTGTTTGTAGTGGCCTTCAGTAACGAGCGCGCAGCGATCTCAATCCCGTCGAACGACCGTCGCTGGTTCTGCCTGTGGGCCGAAGCCGGCCGCCTGCCCGAAGCAGATGCGTCGCGCCTGTGGCGCTGGTATCACAATGGCGGCTTCGAGGCGATCGCATCTTGGCTGCATCAGCGCGACGTAACAGCCTTCAACCCTTCAGCGGCGCCGCCGATGACGGAAGCAAAGGCGATCATGATCGACCAGGGCCGCAGCACCGCAGAGTCATACCTGATCGAGCAGATCACTGGCCGGTTAGGTGAATTTGCCGGCGGCGTGATTGCATCGCCTTTTTTCGCACTCTGCGACCGCTTAGCCGGTGCGGCGCCTTCAGGGGTGAAGGTTCCGCAAGTAGCACTGCTGCATGCGCTGGCCGAGGCTGGCTGGGTCGATATGGGGCGTGTCGCCACGCGTGAGTTAACGACCAAAAAGCAGCTGTACTGCGCGCCGGAGCTGGCCACACTATCAAAAGCCGAGCTGCGCCGCAGGGCGGAAGACGTGCCCGCGCCCGCAGCTGTTCGGCTGGTCAAATAAAAAAGCCCGCTCAGCCTTCAGGCTGGCGGGCAAAGCCCGTCGGAGGGATTGACGGGCGACTCAAGCGCGTGGAGATGACGCGCACTACAATCGTCGCACAAGAACCCACAGTCCGACAATCACTTTAAACACAAGCGCTAGCATGTTGGGCCTTCCTGCAGCGCTTCAGCGGCTTCGCGTTCTATATCCTTGACAATCTGATCCTTCAGCAAGTCGATTACATCCACGCCGCCAGCGTACGCGTGGATCAGCCAGGCGCCGCCGGTCCAGCCGACTGACCGGTCGGCCGGCTCCCAATCTACAAAGCAAAGCAATTCAGTATCGCCGTGCTGATAAGTGTACGGCCACAAGTGCTGCGGCCAATGTGGGCCGCTGATGTCAGTGTGCGTTTTCATTCTGTTATTTCCTCCAGTAGTGGTATTGACGGGTCATGTTGCGCCGTGCTTTCGGTGTTCAATTCGGGCCAGTACTGGACCGGCTGCAGGAAATTCAAAGCATCAAAGCGCCGGATGTAATCGGCCGTTGACACGGTCGGCGTCCATGTCGGAAATTTTCTGATGTCTTTCGGCTTTTTCGGTTTCCAGGGTTTGCGCGCCAATTTGGCTAGCTCGAGCGGGTCGCGGTCGAATTTCACGCGGTACGTAGTGCCGTCAATTTTTATAGTTTGCATAGTTCCACCTCCAGAAGATAAGTGTTAATCAGCGCCAGTGCCGCTTCAGCGCTTGCCAGGCCTTCATCGGGTTCTGGATTATTGATTGCATCCGTTAACGCGTCCCTGGCTTTCCAAAGTAGCGATTCATTCGAGCCGATAATGTCGGCCGTTTCCTGCGCGCGCAGGATCGCGGTTTTAAGTTTTGCCATTGTGTTATCCCTCCAGGTTAAATAGTGCAACAGCCGCAGCATGGCGCGTCAATACACCGGCCGCGCGCATTCTGATAATACGTGCGCGGCCCGTGTTCGCCGTATAGGGTGATTGAATCGACGGCCGTACGGCGCCGCTCAAGTAGCACGGCGCGGCCTTTGGACCATTGGATTAAGTCGCCGGCCAGTATGCGCGCGCCAGTGGCGGCGCATGTGCCGGTATATTTTGCGGTTATGGTTTTCATGTTTTCCCCTATTAAGCGGCCAATTTGATGCGAATTACCTTGCTCATCTTGACACCATGCGCCGGATATGCGATTACCTTGATGCGCTTGTCATAGCAGGCACGGCACGGGCCACAAGCGCCGCCATTGTCATAAGCGCCGCACAATGTCATACCGCGTTTTGCATCGTCGGGTGTCGGGATAATGACGCTGCCATGCAAACCGCGCGTATATTGGCCGGTAACCGAATCGCTCGAAAATCGCACGCATACATTTTTCAGCGCCTGCATTTCGGACAATACTTGACGGAATTTCGGAAACTTGTGCATCCTGGTAGGTAACCAGTGCTTCACCCATGGCGTGCGGCGCATTACTTCGAGAATCTTTTCGGCCAAAGCGAGCGTATACATGTCGCCGCTATCAAACCAACGAAAGTGCGTATCTTTGGCCAATTCCTGGACCATATCGTCGCACCATTCAATGCGCTGCCAGTCCTCTTTATTGTGGCGCCGTGGCGCCTTGACATTCTCAAACCGGTAATTGCCCGCCGTTGCGTAACAGCCGGCGCATGCGTCGACTAGCACACCCGGCGCCGCGATTGAGCCTGGACATGTCTCGAGTGCCTGGAGTGACCAGGATCGCACGCCGTCAAGTTTTGAAGTGACTGAGATTTTCATTTGGTCGGTTCCCCTAGTTAGTTAATAAGCAAGGCACATAAAGACAATTAGCGCGAGTGATGCAAAGCCGATCACGGCGCAAGCGATTTCGAGAATGGTCGGTTTCATGCGCGCGTCCCTTCAAAAGCTGCGCGGCTTTCAGCGCGCCGCTTGGCCGGTGTGATGACGCGCACAATGCGCGCGCTTGCCGGCCGTGCGTATAGTTCCGCCGCGCGTATCGCTTCGGCTTTTTCTTCGGCTACTGCGCGCGTCATCGCGCCGTCAATCGTCGCAAAGCCGTTGACGGCAAGCGCGCCGTTTTGCGCAGATATTTGAATCAGATATTTTGCTTTCATATCGTGCCCCTATTAAATGAATGACAAGCCAGTGATACGGAAACATGCGCCAGTGGCGGTTTCAATGTCGATCGTGCCGAACGGATGAACAGCAAGAACAGTGACAGTCTGCAATTTGCCGTATACGGGCATTTTGATTTTTTGGCCGATAATAGGTTTCTGCATTTTCTTTTCTCCGGTAGTGGCCGGCTTTCGCCGGCCGTTTGGTTTACAGGTAATTCCAAGCTTTGGCGCCGACAGACTGCGCAAACCGTTTTGCGTCGCGCTTTTGCGCGAATGTCATTTCAGTGATGATGTTTTCCAGTAGTGGCTTGACGCCGCGAACGATTGCGATTTTCCAGCCGTCACGGGTTTTAGTTAAGTGCGCAGTGACCATTTTTTTCTCCGCTTGAGTGAATAAAATATTTTGTTGCTGAAAACCATGTTAGTCCATGTTTCGGCATATGTCAAACAATCTTTTGCATTTATTTGCGATTCGCGGTTTGAGGGCAATTATGAGGGCAATGAGGGCAATGAGGAGGGCAATAATTTTTGGGCAAATTGCCCTCATAAAAGCTAGGATTCATGCGGGTTTTGCGGCATGAGGGCAATGAGGGCAATCTGTTTTTTATTTTGTTTGAAGATATATATGTAGGTAATAAATCCGCGTGCCAGGCACGCCGGAATCCGCACGCCGGCGCAAAAATTCGGAATTTGCGTTGGGGGTCGGAGCGATTTAAAATGGGCCGGCAAATTGCCCTCATTGCCCTCATAGCTTTTTGATAATATGCCTTCTGGTCGACCAGCATCAATTCGCACGCGGTATTTTTCACGGCGCATATCCGACAATGACGCCGCGATTCTTGCTCACGCCGGTGACGGCGATATCAGCCTGGGGTTCAAAAATATACTCAATCTATATTGTCAGACTGTCAATATGAGTAAAAATAATGATACGTCTGAAAGTCATTCGACTGATGAATATAAGGATAATGGCGGATAACTTGCGGCTGTCAGGTACCGGCAAAACAATTATCAGGTACCGGCAAAAAGGCCCCGCTTCCTCTCCCCTTTGCCATCACTTCATAGCTAATCGCTATCAATCCTGGCTAGCTGATAGTCATGCTCTCTTGCTCATAGCCGCCGACTATCAGCGCCAATCGCCCGCAATATAACGTGCGTTATGTAAAATGCGGCTGATAGTCCCACTCTATGTAAGTGAGCGCTCACTAACGTAAGTTAGTACTTACTAACATGGGGGGGGAGGGGGTCAGCCTCTACTATAAAATTTGGGCCACCCTCCTCCCCTCAGAAAAAAGGAAAATGGCCAATCTAGCCAAAGTAGCCAACTTTGCCAGAAAGCAGCTACAATCCACGCAGCTTCCCCTTACAGGAAAAAAGCCATGCCAGCCCCGATCAAAGACCCGCCTTACATCCCGCCAGCGACGCTGCCCAAGACCGACAATCAGCGCATCAAAGAGCTGAAAAAGATGCTGATTGAGGGCAAAGGTGAGCAAGTCGTCCAGAAAGTGCTTGATATTGCCTTGGACGACGGCCATCCAGGCCAGATGGCGGCGCTAAAGCTCTGCATGGAGCGTGCGCTACCGACCAGCCTGTTCGAGAAGACGGCAGCGCAACGCAGCGCGATCAACATCACCATCTCGGGGCTCTCCAGCCCGCCAGAGATAAAGGACATCACGGATGTCGGACCTTAACTTCCAACTGCTCCCATGGCAGCAAGAAGTCTTCAACAATCCGACGCGCTTCAAGGTCGTGGCAGCTGGCCGGCGTTGTGGCAAGTCGAGGTTAGCGGCCACTACGCTCATCATCGAGGCGCTGCGCTGTCCGCCCGGCTCGGCGGTGCTGTACGTGAGTCCCACGATGGGACAGTCACGTCAGATTATTTGGGATTTATTGCTCGACTTGGGCCGGGATGTGATCTCGGGCAGCCACGTCAACAACTTGGACATCACGATGATCAACGGCGCGCGGATCTACGTGCGAGGCGCTGACCGGCCAGACACCCTGCGCGGTGTATCTCTGACCTACGCGGTGTTGGATGAAGTGGCCGACATCAAGCCCGAAGCTTGGGAGCAGGTCATCCGAGCGTCTCTGTCCGATAAGAAGGGGCACGCGCTCTTCATCGGCACGCCCAAGGGCCGCAACTGGT